GCCGGGATCGATCTCTATACCCGCAAGGGCAACCGCCCCGATGGGGATCAGTTCGGATTCTCAGTCGCGGGCGGGCGTATCCGCGGTCATGTCGATGGCATCATCGCCGACGCACCCGCCGCGCTCGGTCTGCGCACCCCGGCGCTCTGGGAATGCAAGACCATGAACGCGAAGAACTGGCGTGCCTGCGTCAAGGACGGGGTCACCGTCTCCAAGCCGGTCTATGCCGCCCAGATCGCGATCTACCAAGCCTACATGGAAGCGACGGTCCCCGGCATCTCAGCCAACCCGGCGCTCTTCACCGCGATCAACAAGGACACGGCCGAGCTGCACCACGAGCTCGTGCCCTTCGACGCCGATCTGGCGCAGCGCATGTCTGACCGGGCGGTGCGGATCCTGCAGGCCACCGATGCGGGCGAGCTGCTGCCCCGCATCGCCACCAGTCGCGACTTCTTCGAATGCCGGTTCTGCGCCCATGCCGAGCGGTGCTGGGGCCTGGTGGCATGACCAACGAGCCGACCGATCCATCCGATCCCGACCAGGAGCCAGCCATGCGCGACGACACGACGCCCGATGCGCCCAAGGAGAACATCGTCCATTTCAACCCGTGGCGCGACTTCAACGACGCCGCACCGCAGATTGACGTCTTCGGCGACGAGCCCGACCCCGCGCAGATTGCCCATTTCATGCAGGTCGTCTTCGGATACTGCGACGGCCTGATCCCGGTCCGCAGCTTCATCGACAAGGGTCAGGGCATCGATGGCCGCCCGCACAACATCTGGATCGAAGCGGATCAGGCCGCCCCGGAGAAGATGGCCACCTTTGCGACATGGGCCTCGCGCGAGGGCGCGGCGGTCTATGTGATCCCCGGCACCGTCGCCGCGCCCGGTCAGGCCAAGGCCGCCGAGATCCTGCAGATGCAGACCGTGGTGGTCGATCTCGACACCGGTGACATCGCCGCCAGGCGCGCGCATCTGGAGCGCCACCTCGGCGCGCCCAGGATGGTGGTGGAGAGCGGCGGCGTGACGGCCGAGGGCCAGCGCAAGTGCCACGTCTGGTGGGCGCTGACCGAACCCGCGGAGGGCGACGACATGGCCCGCGTCTGCCGTCTGCGCGGCGACATTGCGGCCAAGGTCGGCGGCGACATGCATTTCCGTTCGGCGCATCAGCCGATCCGGGTGGCGGGCAGCGTCTATTACAAGAACAACCTCAAGACGCAGGTGCGGATCGTCGAGTTGAACGCCGACCGCGAACGCGATCTGGCCGAGTTCATCGAAGCCGTGACCGACATGCCGCCCGCACCGGGCGTGTCCCTGCAGCCCGCGTTCACCCATCCCGACAAGCCCGCCATGGCCGAAGTTCTGGTCACGCCCGTGCGGGAGGGGGCGCAGGACGACTGGTCCCGCTTCGAGGGGGCGTCGGCCGCGATCGGGCATTTCATCCGCATGGTCCACGAGAGCCGGATGACAAGGGACGAGGGCTGGGAAGGCATCTGCGGCTACAACGCCGCGATGCTGCGGCCCCAATGGCCGGTCGAGCGGCTGAAGCGCGAATCCGAGCGGCTCTGGGAGCGGCATGTCGAGAAATACGGACCGCCGCTGATCCGGCTGGATACCGGCGCACCGGGGCCGGTCGAGATGCCCGCCTTCACCTTGGGCGCGCTGCTGGACGACCAGAGCCCGATGCCGGAGGACATCATCGCGCCGCGGGTGCTGACCCCTGGTGGGCTGCTGGTGCTGGGTGGCGCGCCCAAGGTCGGCAAGAGCGACCTGCTGATCTCCTGGCTCGTCCACATGGCCGCAGGTCAGCCATTCCTCGGCTTCACGCCACCACGCCCGCTGCGGATCTTCTATCTGCAGGCCGAGATCCAGTATCATTACCTGCGCGAGCGGCTGAAGCAGATCGCGCTGCCCCCCAAGATTCTAGCGGCCGCCCGCGACACCTTCGTCGCCACCCCGAAGCTGAAGATGCTGCTCGACAACGAGGGCAGCGTCCGGGTTGCCCGCGCGATCCGGACGGCATTCCCGGATGCGCCGCCCGACATCCTCTGCGTCGACCCGATCCGCAACCTCTTCGATGGCGGACCCGATGGCGGTGGCGAGAACGACAACACCGCCATGATGTTCTTCCTGAAGGAACGGGTCGAGGTTCTGCGCGACCACATCGACCCGGACTGCGGGGTCATCCTGATCCACCACACCAAGAAGCTCAGCAAGCACCAGGTGAAAGAGGATCCGTTTCTCGCGCTTTCGGGCGCCAGCGCCCTGCGGGGCTTCTACACCTCCGGGCTGATCCTGCACCGCCCCGACGAGGACGCGTCAGAGCGCAAGCTGGAGATCGAGCTGCGCAACGGCCCCGCGCTGCCCTCGAAGCTGATCGACAAGGTGCGCGGCCAATGGGTCGAGATCAACCCGATGAACGAGCGCCTCGTGCGCCAGGACATCGGCGCCAAGCATGATGCCGAGCGGGATCGGAAAAACCAGGTCGTCCTGGGGATGATCTTCGACGAGGCGGCCGAGGGTCGGCTCTACACGGCCACGCAGTTCGCGGAGGCGTTCGAGAACCAGCACGATCTCGGCGGGCGCTACAGCATCCGTGAGCGTCTGTCGGTGCTCGCCACCAAGGGCCTGATCAAGTTCCGCCGGAGTTTCACGGAGCACGGGTACGCCGGGACGCAATCGCATTTCGGATATCTCGTGATCAGGGACATGCGCTTCGGCCGCGATCCCGTGATCGACACGGACACCGGAGAGGTCCTTGCCGAGGGCGTCGCGGTGCTGCCGACCCACTACAAATGCCCCCATTCCGGCCGCGCGCGCGAGGTCGAGAACCCCGCCGTCTGGGTCTATCCGGAGGAGGCCCATGACTGACTTCCTCATCATGAGCGCGGCCTTCCTCATTATCATCCCTTCCTCATGGCCCAATGAAATCAATGGGTTGGTGATGAGGATGAGAAAGGTCTTCCTCATCGACCCGTCTCATCCCTTGAGCCATGAAAAATCAGCGGGAACAGAGACTTGTGGTCAAAACATGAGACGAGTGGGCAAGCCCCCATACTACGTATGGGGAGGCCAACCGGCAGGTTTGGCCTCGCCTCCCATACGTCGAGGGTCTCCGCGCGCGGGCTCCTACGCTCCCTGCACATTCCGATCCGACGACGGCGGCCCCGTACCGCCAAGCACCAGGCCACCGTCGTCTTCCACCCGAGCAGCCAACCAGAAGAGGAGACTACCCATGGCTGACCTGACTCTCGCCACCTCCGCCCATGAGGCAATCCCCGATCTGCGGCCCGTCGTCCGCGCCAACCGCGTGATGCTGGCGCTCGACCTCGGCACCACGACGGGATGGGCGCTGCACGGCATCGACGGGCTGATCACCTCCGGCACTGCGTCCTTCCGCCCCGGGCGGTTTGATGGCGGCGGCATGCGGTACCTCCGCTTCACCAACTGGCTCACGGAGATCGACCGGCTGTCGGGGCCCGTTGCCGCCATCTGGTTCGAGGAGGTCCGCCGCCATGCCGCGACCGATGCCGCCCATGTCTATGGCGGGCTGATGGCCACGCTGACGGCATGGGCCGAACTGCGCGGCATTCCCTACGAGGGCGTTCCCGTCGGCACCATCAAACGCCACGCCACCGGCAAGGGCAACGCGAACAAGGACGCCATGATGGCGGCCGCCCGGGCGCGTGGCTTCTCCCCCGCCGATGACAACGAGGCCGACGCCATTGCGATCCTTCTCTGGGCACTGGAGACCCGGGGAGGTGTGCAATGAGCGGCATGCGGTTCACGCCCAAGGGCTACGGCGGTCACCGCCGCAATCCCGACGAGGTCAAGCGCGACGGCTGGAAGGAACAGGGGTTGCTGGCCGTCGCCATCGACGACGACCGTCTGACCTGGCCCGAGCGTGAACTGGTCCGCCAGCTCGGCGAGCGGCTCTATGGCAAGCGGGAACGGGAGGCGCGTCATGGGTGAGTGGACCACAGCGCAGGTGCAGGATCGGCTGGAGCTCGCGGCGGGCGTGATGCGGCAGATGCCGGGGGTGATGCCGCAGGGCTTCTTCAACGCGTGGCCCGAGTATCTCCACAGCTTCGCCGATCAGGTCGGTCAGGAGCCGCAGATGCGCCGTCCGAGGCCCAGCCCGCGACAGATCACGCAGGCCGAGGAAGCGATTCTCTGGCTGCGCTGGCTGGAGCCTGAGGATGCGCGCCTGGTCTGGGCCCGCGCTGACGGAATGGCGTGGAAGCCGATCTGCTGGCAGTTCGGTCTGTCGCGCACCGCGGCGACCAAGCGCTGGCAGTACGGCCTTGCGGTGATCACCTGGCGGCTGAACGGTCGCGTGCCGTCGCCCCGGCGGTCGCAGCAGTTCGTCATCGAAAACGCCAATCGGCTGTCAAGAACAATCGTCCTCTGAGGGAATTTTCCGGTGTACATCGCAGGGCCTTACACGTTCGGCGAATGGCGCTAGAAAAAGGGCATGCTCGGGAGAGGCGCGCGCGGGACCGCCCCTGCCGCCGGCTTCCGGGGTCCAGCCAAGGGTCCAGCCGGGGTCCATCCCGCTAACCGACTGATTTCCGGTTCCTTCTGCGCGACACTCGTATGCTGGCGGGCGAAGCGCGACGCATCGCCAGCGACAGGGCCGATTTTTTGGGAAGCCACCCAGAAGCCAGCGCCGCCTGAACCCCATCGAAACATCGAAAAATCAAACCCTTGAAGCTGGACACCCCTGGTGGCCGCTGGACCCCGCGTGGAGTCTAGCCTGGCCCCCGGAGTCCGGAGCCGAGGGTATCCACCCTGATCC